TATTGAAAGTAAAAAAATATAATAAAAATAAAAAGGCTGAATATAAGTAATATCAAGCAATGTAACCATATTTGAAAAATAAAATGATAAAAAATAAAAAAAAGTGTTGACATTTTTTAGAAATTCTAGTATACTAAACGAGTCGAAGGGAAATGGGCGCATAGCTCAGCTGGGAGAGCATCTGCCTTACAAGCAGGAGGTCATAGGTTCGAGCCCTATTGCGCCCACCATTTTCTTAAAAGATATTTAGTATAAACTAAATATTTTTTAATTTATGGCCTGGTAGTTCAGTTGGTTAGAACGCTAGCCTGTCACGCTAGAGGTCGACGGTTCGAGCCCGTTCCAGGTCGCCATAAAAATAATAATAGGAAAGGGAACATCTTTCCTATTATTCATATAAGGCTTTATAGCTCAGTTGGTAGAGCAAGGGACTGAAAATCCCTGTGTCCCTGGTTCGATTCCAGGTGAAGCCACCAAACAAAAACCGTTATATCAATAGATATAGCGGTTTTTTTTGTTTTAAAATTATAATTAAAATACGTAACATATATAACATTTTGAACATATTTAGTGTGTCAAAAAGTGTGTCAGGTTTAGGCTAAAAATTGATTCACCATATCAATAGATTTTTGATTGTCCTGTGAATCTAAATGTGTATATATATTTAACAATACTTTTACATCTTTATGTCCAGTCCAAACTTGAGCTTGCTTAATATCAATTTCAGCTTTATGTAATATACATACATATGTATGTCGTAATTGGTGTAAAGTAAATTTTATTTTATCTTCTTCTTTTAAATCTTTATTTAGTCCGTTTAAAACATTTGTTAATTTCTTTTTTATACTAGTTTCAGACATCATTTCGCCTAAACGATTAGGGAATATATAGTCATTTTTTTTATGTGTGTCAAACATAGATTTTAGTGTGTCAAACAAAATATTAAAAATTGGTACTTTTCTTTGTTCAGAGTTTTTTGTAGGTTTTAGATGTGGTTGATTTTTTTCAAAATATACCGCCTTATTTATTAAAATATATTTTTCATCAATATTTATATCTTTATATTGCAATGGCACAACTTCTTCTCGGCGTAATCCAGTATAAATCATAAATAATATCATAAATGCATTAGAATTGTTTTTTGATAAGGTTTTAATTTTTTCTATAACAGATGTAGATAAAGGTTCTTTTTCTGCTGGTTTATGCTTTTTTATTTTAATTCCAAATGCAACATTTTTATAAATATAATCATTTTCAACTGCTTTGTTTAAAATTTGCTTTATTGTAAGAAGAGCTACATCTTTTTTTCGTGTAATTCCTTTTTTATCTAAAACGTTTAACATTGTAACTACATCAGATTGTTTTAGATTTTTTAAAGGAATATTTCCTATATTAGGTTTTATATATAATCTAATTGCATCTTTGTACATTTTTATTGTTGCTTTTTCTTTGTCGGATTTATATGTTTCAACCCATTTATCGGACCAATCTGCAACACTCATGTTTTTATCATCTGCTACAGTTCCTTTTTCATTTAAATATTTGTATTCAATATACTGCTTTTCTAGGTCTTTCGGATTGTCTGAATAAAGTGTTTTTAATTTTCCATTAACGGAAACTCTTTTCATTAGTCTGCCATCAGATCTTTTTGTATAAGTAAAAGCCATAAGTTACCTCCTAAAAATAAGAATTTTCTTTGTAATAATTATAAGCAAATGCAACTGTATCTTCGGAAAGACACAAGTAGTCTGCAATTTCATAAATGTTTTTTAAACCTTTCTTAAACGCATCTTTAAAATCATTTACAGAAACCAAAACAGTACATTTCCATTTGTTAGCTCTATATTCTTTTTGTGCAATTGTAGATGGGGAAGAAGAGCTATTATAAAAAGCATTACAATAGTAATGTCCTAGCTCTTCTGCTAAAAGTTCTTTTTCCTCTGTAATGCTTTTTATTTTTGAATAATTTAATCCGATATAATAATCTTTATCTACTCGCAATATAATTGCCTTATTTTTCATTCTGAAGTCATCTATAGATATATTTTCTTTTACTACTATATTATATAATTTGTTTAATTCCATAAATTTCCTCCAACTCTTATATTAATTATTATTGTTCTTTCCGTATTTTATTTGTTTATAATATCTAAGTGCATCAGCAATTTCTTCGTCTGTCAAGCCTTCTGCATCTTTGTGGTATGCAAAATCAAACTCTTGTTTTATTTCTGCATCAGGTTTGCGAATGTCAGATTTTCCTAGCAAATAATCAGTAGATACTCCGAAAAAATCGGCTAATTTTATAGTTATTTCGTTATTAGGCTCTCTTTTGTTAGTTTCATACATTCCAATGCTACTAGGAGAAATATTTAATTCTTTTGCAAGTTCATCTTGTTTTAATCCCAGTTCTTCCCTCAATAGTTTAATTCTATTACCAATCATAATATACACCTCCTAATAAACATATTATACCACACAAAATGTGAAAAGTAAACATAAAACACATAATGTGAAAAAATATAAAAAAATTTAAAAATAGTATTGACAAATCACAAAACGTGAATTAAAATAAAATCACAAAATGTGAAAGGAGGTAATAATCATTGAAACAATTAAAGGATTTCAGACTTTCCTTAGGATTAACTATCCCACAGTTTGCAAGTAATATGAATGTTTCTAAATCATTATATGAAAAAGTAGAGTGTGGAATAAGAAAACCAAGTAGAGTATTTACAACAAAATTAAAAAAAGCATATCCACAATTTGATGTAAATATTTTTTTTACCCAGTAAAATCACATAATGTGAAAAAAAGAAAGGAGGAAAAATGGATAATCAATTAGTATTTGAGAAAAAAGGACAGGCTTTTACAAATAGTCTAATCATTGCTGAAAAATCAGAAAATCAACATGAGTCAGTAGTAAGAATGATAAATAATAATTTGATTGATTTAGAAGAATATGGCAAAGTTGAATTTACCGATTTGAAATCGGGAAAAAGAGGAAGACCTACAAGAATGTATTTATTAAATGAAAGACAATCAACATTATTGTTAACATATTTAGATAATACAGAGCCAGTGAAACATTTCAAAAAAGATTTAGTAAGAGCGTTTTTCAAAATGCATGATTTTATTCAATCATTGAAAACTGCAAAACTAGAATTTCCCGAATTTACTAATGCAATTATGAATGCACATGAAGAGCCAAAACATTATCATTTCAGTAATGAAATTAATATGATTAACAAGATTGTTTTAGGAGTAACAGCTAAAGAATTTAAAGAACAAAACGGAATTGATAAATCAGTAAATTCTATTAGACCATATTTAAATGAAGAACAAATAAAAGCAATAGAAACTCTACAAAGATTCGATATAGGCTTAATTACAATGATAGAAGATTATCAAGAAAGAAAAGAGATGTTAACAAATTACTTTATGAAATTAAATCAGCGAAAATTAATAGCATAGGAGGTGATTTAAATGGCAACTAATATATTAAGTAAAAAAAGAACAAAGTATGTAACTGCTAAAGAATTAGCAGAAGAGCTAAGTACAACAACAATGCAAATATATAGAATATTTAAAAGGCAAGAAATGCAAGAAGCACTAATAAAAATAGGAGAAAAAGCAGTTAGAGCAGATAAAGAGAAGTTTTATGAAATATTAAAGCAAATATACAGATAAGGACGTTTAATTCAAAAAAATTAATTCTAATAAATTTCAATAATAGTTGTACTAAAGAATTAGAAAAAACAGATGAAAGAAGGTGAGAGGATGGAAGAAATACAAAAAATACTTGCAGAAGTTATAACACAACAATTAGAAAAAGACAAAAAAGAAAATATAGCACCAAGTGAGGCAACACTTAATGCTATAACTTCATTGATTAATCTTTATAGAAGAGATTGTTAGTTTCTAAATTCTTTATCAAATGAACGAATACAAGATTTAATTTCATGATATGCAGATACATATATTTTAGCTATATCAGAAGGTGTTTTTCCTTTTAAATCTTGATTTTGAGTATAAATCATAGCTAAACCTTGTATTCTGTCACATGGAAAAGAACTTAAATTAATATCATTTGTCAATATAATCACCTCCAATCAGGTGAATTATATAAATAAAAAATTAAAATGTAAAGGAGGCGAAAAAACATGAGTTTAGCAGAGGCAAAGCAAGTTTTAGGAACATTAATATTAGCAAGTGCAGTAATAGCTATAGCATTGTTATACATAGCATACAAATTTGCAGAAATAAGCTATAAAAAAGCACACAGAGCAAAGAAAATAAAGAAAGTACATAAGGCAAAAAGAAATATAAATGTGATATTTAACATAGACAGTAAAGGCAAGACATTACAGGAAGTACAAGCAGAGCAAAGACAAATGAAAAGAATATTAGGAGGTATTTAAAAATGAGTAAAAGAGAAAATGTAATTATTATGTTTAACAAGCTAAAAACAGCAAAGACAACAAGAAATCTACAAGAGGAATTTGAAGAAGTATACAAGGATTTAACGACAACTAGAGAAGAAATAGGACAAGCAATAGACAAGAGAACAGAAGAAATGCAAGAAGAAATGGCAAATATTCTGGCAAAAGCAATTTGCTTTATGACTGTAGGTAAAAATGAAAAAGCTTTTAAGTATCTGATAGAGCAGTATGAAATAATAAAAAAAGATTTGTCTGACAACGACCAAGAAGACAGACAAATCAACATAAAAATATTCTAAATAAACATCTTACAACTTTATATTAACATAAAGTTGTAAGATTTGCAAGAATATGAGGTAAAAAAATGGATTTATTTTATGAAATAACAAATCTAACTAAGTATTTAGATACATTAGTAATAAATTTAAAAGAAAATGGCGTAAAGAAAGCAGAATCTGAAAAAGAATACAAGATAGTTTTAAGACAAGAGGCTTTAAAATTAAAAACAGAAAAGAATATGCCAGTAACGTTAATAAACCAAATAGTATACGGAATACCAGAAGTAGCAAAGTTAAGACTAGATAGAGATATAAAAGAAACAATATACCAAGCAAATTTGGAGGCAATAAATGTAACAAAATTAAAATTAAGAATATTAGAAAACCAACTTAATCGAGAATGGGGGATTTCTGGGAAGGGGCGAATTTAATGGTAATAACAGATTTAAGCAGTAGTTTTAATCCATGTCCAAAAAATCCAATAAAAAAAGAAAATACAACGACAAAAATAAAGCAAAAGTCAAAAAAGTTAGCAAAAGCAGAGAAAAACAGATTTAGTATTTTGCAGGAAGAAAATGGAAAATGTTTTATTTGTAATAGACAGCTAAAAAAATTAGACAAGCACGAGGCACTAGGTGGCTCAAATAGGCAAAAAAGTATTCAATATGGGTTAGTTTATTACTTATGTAGAAAGTGCCACCAAAAAGCCGACCTGGATAAAAATACAAGAAATAAATTACAAAACTATGCAAAGAAACAATTTATGAAAAAATACAGTAAAGAAAAATTTCTAAAAGAATTTGGAAAGAATTATATAGAAAAATAGGAGGTTAAAAAATGAATAATAACGATGATTTGGAAAGACAAAAATTACTATATGTTGAACTTCCAGCATTACTGCATAAAATTTTATGTTTATCGCAAATACCATTACCAGCTAGTAAGGATATAGTTGAATCAGATATTAAAGAAATAAAAAAAATAACTAACGCAGAGTGTGAATCTGTATTAGCACATTTTATTGTGGATTAATACTGTACTATAGTCAAGATTATTTTCAAAATAAATCATTAAATCACGAACACAATCATGATTAAGTTTCATATAATCACCTCCAATCCGAGGCAATTATACAAATAAAATCCTATAAAGTAAAGCACATTGACAATTGAATAGTATATCAGGCAAACGCAGTAAATACAATAGTTTCAAGACTTTAAAAAATATTTTAAAAAAGTTGAAAAAAAGTATTGACAGTATGTCATAAGAGTGATAATATATAACCATCGAAAGAGGAAAGGAGGTAAAAGCCATATGTTAAAAGCATTAAAAAAAGTGCTTGCCGACTACCAATCAAAACAAGCACAAGCTAAAAGAAAAGCTAATAATCGTAAACAGATTAAGCTAATTCTTAAAGGTTTAGAAGAAAGGGGATACTAAAATCCCCACCTTCCTTTAATGATTATATATTATTAATATTGTAATTGTCAAGGGAAGGAGCTTTAATATATGGAAGAGAGAAAATTGAAAATGAATTTTTTTAAAAGTGGAAGTGGTTCAATAAATGCTAAAGCTACACTTCCAGTAACTTGGTTAAGAACAATAAATATTACTCCAGAAGAAAGAGATTTTATTGTTATACTTGACGAAAAAAACAAATCATTAATAATTAAAAAACAAAATTAAAAAAACTATCAAGTACTGTATTCGCCTGAGAAACTTATTCAGTACATGATAGCCAACGAAACCCTTGAAAAAGTGTTTCTATATATAATTATATAGTAAACACGCAAATTTTTCAAGTGGTTTAATGAACGAATTTGAAAAAGGAGCGTGTTTTTATTATGGGATTAATAGAAAGTTTAATAACGGGGCTATTTATTATAGCAATATTAGCAATATATGCAATTATAGGATTTATAGGATTAATGCTTATACAATTAATAAGTTACAGAGTATTTAAAGTTAATTTATACAAAAAAATAATCAGAAAGTTTATGGAGGTATAAGGTTATGGAAGAACAATTAAAACAAGAAAATCAAGAGCTAAAAGAAAGAATTGCATTTTTGGAAAGAGCATTAAAGAGAGGAAGTTCAGGAAGTACAAGTGCATACAACGAAATTAGAGCAATGATAATTGAAAAAGTAGAAAAGGAAGTTGAACAAGATGAATTAGATAATGGAAATACATATAATTGGACAAGAAAAAGAGCAGAAAAGAAAATAATGAGCGATTTAAAGTGGGATTTAAGAGTAAGAACAATAAGTGATTTTAAATCTGAACACATTAAACCAGCACAAGAATATATAAATAATTATGTTTTAGAAGATGAATACATACATTCACAATGGAACAAGAGAGGAGCAAAAGATGAGTGATAATAAAAAATATTATTATCTAAAATTGAAAGATAATTTTTTCGATAGTGAAGAAATGATAATTTTGCAAAACATGAAAGATGGATATATTTATTCGGATATTTTGCTTAAATTATATTTAAGAAGTTTAAAAGACAATGGCAAATTAATGTTTAGAGAAATGATTCCGTATACTCCAGAAGTAATTGCACAAATTGTAAGACATCAAGTCGGAACAGTAAAAGAAGCAATAAATATCTTTAAAGAACTAGGCTTAATTGAAATTTTAGATAATGGAGCAATCTATATGTTAGAAATTCAAAATTTGATTGGAAAAAGTAGTACAGAAGCGGATCGTGTAAGAAATTATAGAAACAAAATAAAAGAAGAACAATTATTGTGTACAAATGTACAACTTTTGAACGACAAAACTACACCAGAGATAGAGAAAGAGATAGAGATAGAGAAAGAGATAGATAATAGTGAAAAGATTTCTGAAATAACAAAAACATACGAAGACAACATTGGATTATTAACACCAGCAGCAGCAGACTTAATTTTTAGTTATTTAGATGACTTTAAAGACTACAGAATAATTATAGAGGCAATAAAAACAGCATCTACAGCTAATATAAGAACAGCTAAATACATAAACGGAATATTAAGAAGTTGGTTAAACAAAGGATATAAAGTATTAGCAGATGTGCAAAACGAACAGAAACAAAAAACGGAGAAGCAAGAAGAGAAACCAAAGCAAAACTACAAAGAAATAGATACAAGTATTTTAACAGAAGAAGAGTATGCAGATATAGTAAGAGGCAAAACAACATACGAAGAAATAATAAAGAGAAAAGGAGTGCAACAAAATGAGTGATGAAGAGCTAGAAAAAGCGATGCTGTACTACTTAATATATGAGCAAGAGGATTATGTACTAGATGAAACAGATTTTGCATTTGAAAGGAACAAAAGAATAATAAAAGCGATAAATGAGTTAAAAGCAGAGAAAAAGGAAATATCCATAATTTCCTTGCAAAGCAGAATAAGTGCAAATAATAAACAGGTAATAGAGTATCTAACAAGTTTAAGTGAATATGTATATGCAACAACAGCAGATTACATATATAACCAAGTAATAGAGCTATCTAAAAAAAGAAAGTTAATGGAATTATTACAGAAAAGTATTACAGAGCTTATGGAAGTGGAAAACATAGATATATTTATGCAAGATAAAATAAAGCAAATAAATAAAATAGCAGAAATAGATGAAAAGGAACAGACATTTGTGGAGCAAGTAGTGGAAACATCTACAGAGATAGAAAAAAACACATTGCAGAAACCAGATTATACACTATATACAGGAATAACAGATTTAGACAAAATGATTTGTGGATTACATAAACAGGAGCTAACGATAATCGGTGCACGACCTGGCGTAGGAAAGACAACTTTAGCATTGCAAATAGCAGAACATATAGCAGAAAGAGGAACAGAAACTGCAATAATAAGTTTAGAAATGTCTGATACACAAGTAATACAAAAATTAATAAGCAGAAGGGCAAGAATAAATAGTTATAAAATGCGTATGGGAACATTAGAGACAAAAGAGCTAGAGCAAATAGGTATAGTAAGTGCAGAAATAGCAGAGCTACCAATCCACCTAATAACAAAAGCAAGAACAATACAACATATAGAGAATATAGCCCGTAAATTAAAAAATAAGAACAATTTAGGACTAATGGTAATTGATTATATACAGTTAATAAAAAATAAAGGAAAATTCAATTCTCGCGAGCAAGAAGTAGCAGATATAACGAGAACACTAAAACTTTTAAGTCTAGAGCTAAATATACCGATTATCGGATTATGCCAACTAAATAGAAATGCAGCGAGACAAGAGCCAACACTTGCAGATTTAAGAGAAAGTGGAGCAATAGAGCAAGATGCAGATAACATATTATTTTTATACCAAGAAGCGGAAAGTACAGAAACCATAGTAGATATAACTTTAAAGTTAGCAAAGCAAAGAGCAGGAGAAATTGGAAAAATTAATTTAAAGTTCAATAAAGCAAATAGCGAGTTTAAAGGGGTGATGAGATGGTAACAGTTACGGAACAAGATTTCACTATTTTAAACGAAATAGAGAAAATACAGGTAATTAAAGATATATTACAAGGAAAAGTAATATTAAAGGAGGAAAAAACAAATGAATGAGATAACAAGAGCAACCAGAAAAGAAAGTTTTATAAAAGTAAATGTAACAGAAAGAGAAGCACAAGTACTAGAAATATTAAAGGATGGAATAGAAAGAACAGCTAGAGAGATAGCGGAAGAGATGTATTTAGCCGGTTACACAAATACACCAGATAGGAATAATGCAAGTCCTAGGTTAACGGATTTATTAACTAAAAGATATGTAATTATAGTAGGTAAAAAAACAGATAATTTAACAAACAAAAGTGTTGCAATATATAGGATAGCAAATTAATGGATAGGCAGAAGTACGAAACAATACCAGATTGTAAATGTGTAACCTGCCTAGGATGCAACTTACTAGAAGATATAAACTTTAAAGGATATTACAGGTGTAAAAATTATGTAAAAGGAGTGAAAGATGGAAGCGGAAGAATTATTAAAATATATGCTTAACTTCTTCCAAGACATAGATAAGCAACTAAACAATAAAAACGAAGAGCTAAAAAGAATAGATATGCAACAACAAGATATATTGCATTACATAGAAGCAAGAAATTTAAATGCAGGAGGATATGCAAAAGCTGGAAAATTGCTAAAAGATGTTAGACAAGAACGAAGAAGAATAAAAAATGATATTGAGCAAATGGAATTAATACAAATATTTACAAGAAAATACAACAATAAAATGATCCAAGGAGATTTAATACAAACACTAAAAGGTTTAAGTACAATAAATAAAAGACAAGCAGAGCCTAAATACATATGTAGAACAAACATTTTAAAAGGATTGGAGGACAAACATGATAATAAAAATACCGCTTATGTGCAGATCAAAAAAGAACAGTCAACAAATTTTAGTAAATAAACGAACTGGAAAATTATTCATAAGCCAGTCAGAAATATATAAAAATTTCGAGCGAAAATGTGGCAAATTTTTAATTAAATATAAAAATAATATAACTTATCCAGTAAATCTAAAATGTACGTTTTATGTTCCAAATAAACGCAAAAGAGATTTAACAAATTTAGAAAATGCAATAGCAGACATATTGGTTAAATACAAGGTATTAGAAGACGATAATTACAACATTTTGCAAAGCTGGGACGGAAGTAGGATAGTTTACGAAAAAGGTAGAGAAGAAACCATAATAGAAATTACAAAAATTTAAAAGGGAGTGAGAACGAATAAAAATATATGGAGTATACGATATTAAAGATAATGAGCAATGTATAAGAATTGGTACATTACCAGAAATAATTAAATTTTTTAGTATAACAGCAAGAGAGACAACAAGAATGCTAAAAAAATGTAGATTAAGAGGAAAATACGAAGTTGTGTACTTATACACAGAATAGGAGAGTTAAAAAGATGGACAAGATTAAATTAATATTACAATTATTAGCAATAGCTTTTGGTGCATTAAGCCTAGGTTGGTTTATAGGCACTATAATAACACTATATATAAGTTGTGGAGGGTAGAAAATGGAAGATATAATTGAAGTAGGAGAGTATATTAGGACTAAAAACGGAAAATTAGATAAAGTCGTTAACAATAATTACTACATGGAAAAATATATAGAAGCAGAAAAAAAATTGATTTTTTGTAACGACATAGTAAAACATAATAAACAATTAATAGACTTAATAGAAGTTGGAGATATAGTTAAATATAAATTAAAAAATTTAAAGTATACAAATGTAACTACGGTTCGATTAGTACGAGATGTAAGAAGTAATAAAGAAAGCATACTAATTGATGGGTATAATCTTGAACAAATAAATATATTAGAAATACTAACAAAAGAACAATACAATATTAATTGTTATAAAGTAGGAGGAGAAGATGAACAGAGAGATAAAGTTTAGAGGAAAAGGAATTGAAGAATATGACAAAGATACATGGTATTATGGTAGCTATTTTAAATATAATGAAATTAATTATTTCTGTTTAGATGACGGAAGTAGAACAGAAGAAATAAACGAAAAATTAAAGAATAATATCAAACATAAAATAATATTTGAAATGCAAGGTGATTTGAACATGGAAAATCATATAAAACTTGCTGATGTAAATGTAGAAACAGTAGGACAATATACAGGACTACACGATAAAAATGGCAAAGAAATATATGAGGGAGATATAGTAAAACTAGATAGTAATACGCTGAAAATGACAGGAATAATAACTTACCATAGCAATGAAGCAGTGTTTGTTTTAGAAGATTTACATGATGAAATAGAAGAATGTTTATGGTATATGCAAGAAGATTTAGAAGTAATTGGCAATATATACGATAATTTTAAATTATTGAGAGGAGAATAGATATGTTGAAATTCTTAAAAAAGAAAGAAAAAGAATCTGATAAAGAAGCAGAAAATATTGAAATGATACCTGTACCAGATATAAGAGCGTATATGATAAAAGGATATGAAGAAATAAGAGAAGTAAAAAGAGAAAATGAAGAATTAAAGCAAAAAGTAAAAGATTTAACAGCAGAATCAATTAAAAACAAACAACTATACGAAGCACAATTAGTAGTAGCACAAGAATTTGAAAATAGATATAACAAATTAGATGGAGATTTTAAAGAAGAAAATAAAAAAAGACAAGAAGATTCTGCAAAATTCGAAAAACAAATTAATATAAAACAGGAGTTAATAGATAAACTAAAAAAAGAAAATTACATACTAGAAGAAAAATATAAAAATATTAAACGATATCAAGAGCAAAGGCAAGAAGAAGCCGTTAAAGAATATAAAGATAAGTTAATTTTTGAGATAAAAGACACAAAAGGCAGAATGAGCAAAGATATTGTAATAGACATAATCGAGCATTTTGCAGTAAAGGAGTAAATAAGATATGAGTATAAGTGTAGATTTATATAGATTAAATTATAAAGGATTTGTTGATAAATTAATGAAAAATCCGAAAATAAATAATAGAGAATTATTAGAAAAAATAATATTAGAATTTGGAAATAAAATCGGAGAAGAATTAGTTATATTACACAATGAATTTTGGGAAGATGGAATTTGTACATGGAATATGTTTGCAATGATACAAGAAATATTTGAATTAGAAGATGATGAATATATAAGTAATGTTTTTTATGAATTACGAAAAAATTTAATAAGTTACAAAGAAATAGATGATGCATATGAAAATTTAGAACTAGAGAGGAGTGATACATAGTGAAAGAAAAGATAAATAAAAGAACAACTAAAGATAGTATTGAATATTTGGAACTACAGTGTATTGTTAATAATAGAATACATGATTATATATCAAAGTATCATAATTACCCTAAATACATCAAATTACCTTTACGAATATTTGAATGCTTGAAACAAACAATGTGTGAAGTAGATTTAAAGATAGATTATAAAACAGAAGAGTTTACATTCTTTAATTTAAAAGTTTGTGAAACTGTTAGCATAGAAAAACCAGAAGAAATCGAGGTGTTTTAAGTGAAAGAAAATAGTAGAGAAGAAGATATAGCAATAGCAAAAAAATTGATAACAACAAAATTTAACAACGATTATTCAATTGACAATAAAGACAAAGAGGCAATAGAACATATTTTAGCAGATTATAAAAAAGTATTAAAAGAGAACAGAAAATCAAAAAGTAATATAGTACCAATACTAATTAATAATAAAATGTATTTTTTAGAAAATGAATTATATAAAGACCTATTAGAAGAAATAAACAAAAATTACATATTGAAAGCACAGATAAAAGAAATACTAGAAAAAACAGAAATTACTAATTATAACAAATTAGTAGATATATTTTTAGAAATTAAAAAAATTTTAGGAAGTGAGAAATAAGTATGAATAAATTCAAGGAAGGACAAAAAATAAAGATAAAAGCAACACAAAATATAGGAGAAATCCTGGAAATTCACGATGATGACATAAATAATGATGGCGCATCATGTTGGAGTTATTATGTCGAATTTGTAGATAACGATTCGACAAAAAGAAGATTTTTTACCGTACATGATTTAGAAGAGATAAAAGATATATTAAACAAAAAAGAAAAAAGGTATTTAAGCAATGTAATTAAACCATTTAAAAGCAGTGTAACCAGCATAGCGAAAAGATATGTAAATCATTGTGGTTCAAAAGGTCAATACATAGAAATTAAAGTAAAAAACATTAGATATACTTTTTCCAAAGACCTCTTTTATTTACCAGAGTTTAAACAAAACACAATGTATAAAAACATGGAAATAAACAAAGAGTATACATTAGAAGAATTAGGATTATAAAAATTAATAGACCGTAAAAAAGGAGATAGAGAAAAATGAAAAATAAAATATTAAAAATAACATTAGCTATTATAAGTATAGCAATACTACTATGTATATTAACAGGTTGTACGGAAGTAAATAAAGTTAGTACAAACTTAGGAAAAGAAGCAGACAACTTTAACGTAACAAGAAGAATAGTTGTAATGAATACAAGAACAGACAAAATTATGTTTGAGTTTGCAGGGAATTTTAGTTTACAAAACAACGAGAATAATGAGTTAGAAATAATTTGCGAAGTAGGACAAAATCAATACAAAAAGCATTTTATAAGATTAAGTCAAGATACTACATATGTTGTAGAAGATATAAGCGGAGCGTTTGTAGATAAATATCACTATGAAGTACATTACATACCAGAAGCGGTAATACCAGTAACGATAACAAATAAAGATTAAAAATATTTAGGAGGTACATATGGGAAAGAGAAAAGAATTAACAAAGGAAGAAAAAGAAAAAATTGAAATAGCTAAGCAAGAGCTAAAGGATTATAGAGAAAACATTAAATACATAGAAGAAAAAATGAACGATACAGAAGAATTAAAGACAAAATTAGAAAAAATTACTACTACATTATCTATAACAAAAACAAATACAAGTAATACAGAGACAGATAAATTTGCAGATGGAATAAACAGGCTAGAAGACTTAAAAATAGATTGCAACAAAAAAATGGAAGATTTAATAGTTAAAAAATTTGCAATAGATCAGAAAATAGAAAACCTAGAACAGCCATATAGAAATATATTGTTTTTTAGATATACCAGAGGAAAAAGTTGGGAAGCAGTAGCAGAAGATTTAGGATATACAAGGCAATACACTTGTGAGTTACACGGAAAAGCATTATATTTATATTCAAAAATTTAAATAACCTACAAAAACCTATAGAATCTTACACAAAAAATATGATATAAATATAATAGCAAATCTATAAAAGATTGCAGAATAAAAAAAGAATGTTGAATTATCCACACAACAACCCAAAGAAAGAATTAGTTATATAACATAGTTAGTTCTTTTTTATTTATTAATAATATCAATATACTAGGCAATTGATATATAATTTTCCATATATGTTCAGAAGATGCAAAATAAGACAATCCTAGTTAAGTCTTAAAAATATAGTAAACAATAATATAACATAGAATCTAATATATCCTATAATTATATTATTGTTTAATGTTTTTTTAGAAAGGTGTGTAGTGTTATGGAAGAAAAATTAAAAGAATTTAAAGAAAAAAACTGTAAGAATTGCAATAAAGACATAGATTGTAAAATAATAAAGAATATAAAAGGAGATTTAGTATGTGTGCAAGAAAGTTAGTCTATAACGATAAGTTAGCAATAGAACAGTACACTGCACAAGAGAAATCAGAACATAAAGAAAGATTAGACAGTATAAAAGAACAGTTACCTAAGCAATGTAAGGGCTGTTCTTTTTTAGTTATAACAAGTTTAAAAGACCAGAAAGTTTATTGCCCATATTTAATAAAAAACGAATGTTTGAGAGGAGGCAATGATAGGAAGTGATAAAATGGCGAACAAATCTAAATATGAAACAGACGTAAAATCGAAGTTTGAAGAAATAAAAAAATGGTTAGAAATAGGAGCAACAGAGCAAGAAATTGCAAAAAATTTAGGTATTGCCAAATCGACTTTTTGCAACTATAAAAGGAAATACACAGAGCTTTCAAACTTTATAAAAGAAAACCGAAAAAAACCAGTAATTGAAATAAAATCAGCTATGTTGAAAAGAGCACTAGGCTTTGAATACATAGAAACAAAAACTGTAAAACAAAAAATAGATTTACCAGAGGAACTAGCTGTTATATTAGAACAATATGGAGTTGATACAAGTAAGTTAAAAAAGCCATATGTTGTCAGAGTAGAAGAAACAAAAAAACAAGCACTTCCGTCGGAAACAGCAGGATTAATTCTTCTAAAACACTGGGACAAAGACGAAAATGGTAAAGCAAAATGGACAGGAGATCCAGCAAGTTTAGAAATAAAACAGGAAGAATTAAAACTAAAAAAAGAACAAATGGAAAATGATTGGTAGGAGGAATAAATGTTTAATTTATATACATTTTATAAAAGCAAAGAATGGGAGCAATTATTACAGTCCTTAAAACTAGAAAGAACAAATAAAAAAGGGGAGTTGATTTGTGAATATTGTAATAAACCATTAATAAAAAAATATGACATAATAGGGCATCACAAACAGGAACTAACAGAATCAAATGTAAATGATTATAATATAAGTCTTAATCCAGATAATATAATGCTTATACATTTTAAATGCCACAACATAATACACAATCGTTTTGGATATGAAAAGCCGAGAAAAGTATATATTGTATATGGTTCACCGTGTGCAGGAAAAACTACTTGGGTAAATAACAATGCAACTAAGGATGATATTATTATAGATATAGATAAAATATGGGAATGCATTAGCATGTGCGACAAGTACAATAAACCAAACAGATTAAAACAAAATGTATTTGCTATATACAACGCATTAATAGAACAAATAAATACACGCTTAGGTAAATGGAAAGATGCGTTTATAATAGGCAGTTATCCATTAAAGATGGATAGGCAAAGACTAGCAGACAGATTAGGAGCAGAGCTAATACACATTAATACAGATAAAGATACTTGTTTAACAAGAGCGAAGAACAATGAATGGAAAAAATTTATACAAAATTATTGGGAAATCTATCAAGAATAAAATATTAAATCCCCCCTATGAACAAGAAAAAAATAAACCAGAGAGGACTGTAAGGAGAAGGTCTTTTTCACCGCAAGGCAAAAATTCATTTTTTTCCAAAAAGTTTTTCAAAAAGTTTCAAAACACAAAAAATAGATAGAAAATCCGAAAAAGAAGGTGATGTTATTTGAGTAGAAAAGAAGAGCTAGAGAATATATTTAGATGCTTAGATAAAGATAAAAAGACAATAATAACTAAATTAATTGATGAAGTAGTTTTCTTAGAAGAAGAAATGGAAAAGTTAAGGAAGTTACCATTCATTCGAATAGACTCCTGCAACAAAGCTAAACAAAAGTTAACTCCAGCTGCGAAATTATACAAAGAGCATACACAAAGCTATATGAATGCTATAAGGATATTATGTTCATTAACAGGCACAACAGAGCAAGAAAAAGAAAGTCCACTAAGAGCATATCTAAAACAGTTACAGGAAAAATATGAATAACATTGAGCTAAAGAATACATATTTATACAAATATCGTGAAGAAATAAGAAAACGGCAGCATAAAAGCTGGAAGAGATATGATAATGGAACTAGACAACCTAATTGAGGACTTTTTTTGTGAAGAATATAAATATGATACAACAAATGCGTATATTAGAATTGACTTTATAGAACACTGTGTAAAATTAACAAAAGCACCATTTTACGGAAAACCTATGCAATTACTTTTATGGCAAAAAGCATTAATAGAAGTAGCATATTCATTTAAGATAAAGTCATTAGATACAAACGAATGGGTAGATAGATTTCAAGAAATTTTGCTAATAATTGCAAGAAAATGCGGAAAAACAGAACTAATCGCTGCGCTAGAATTAACAGAAATGATATTAGGAAAGCCTGGTTCTGATATAGTCTGTTCTGGAACAAATGACGGAACAGCTGATTTATGTTACCAAGCAATTGATACGATGCGATTAATAATAGATCCACAAAGTGTGGACACTTGGAGAAATCAAAAAGGAATAAAATGTTTTGAAACTAAAAATAGCATTTATAAATTGTCTGATAGTAGCAGACAAAAAGAAGGAAGAAATATAGATTTTGCTGGAATTGATGAGGTTTGGTCTTTAGCAGATGATGGAATATACAAACCAATACAACAATCAACTTCAACTAAAGAAAGTTACAAAATTTTTATGTTTGGCTCAGAGGGGTTTGTTGCTGATGGTTTTTTGGATAACCAAACAAAAAAATATAGAAAAATAATTCGCAAAGAGGATGCAACAGAAAGTTCAAAAAGGAAATTGCCATGGATCTATTCTATGGACGATGAAAGAGAAGTTTGGGATACGAATGAAGATGGAATAAATCCTTTATGGGAAAAAGCAAATCCGTCAATTGGAGTAATAAAAAAATGGTCTTATTTAAGGGACAGAGTTGATGAGGCAAGGCAAAGCAAATCTGACAAAATGTTTGTCTTAGCAAAAGACTTTAATTTTAAAGTGTCTAATGGACAGGCTTGGCTTAATAGGGAAGATTATGAATATATAACAAATAAATTTGATTTAGAAGATTTTAGAGGAAGCATAATATTAGGAGCAGTAGATTTGTCTGAAACAACAGATATGTCAAATGCGAAAATTTTACTTATGAAGAAAAATGATAAAACAAAATATATATATACACATTACTGGATTCCAGAAAGTAAACTTGAACTATCAAATGATATTGAGTCTGGTGCCAAATATAGTGAGTGGGCAAGAAAAGGATTACTAACAATTTGTGAGGGAAATGAAATAGATGTATCAAATATAGCTGATTGGTTTTATCAGTTATATAAAGATTATGGATTAAAGTTATATAAATGTGGATATGACCAAAGATATGCAAAGGATTTTCTAAATAAAATGGAAGAATACAATTTTGAATGTGAAATGATATATCAAAATAAATTTGTAATGTCTCCTCCCATGAAATTAGTAGAAGCAGATTTTACAAGTAAATTAATAAACTACAATCAAAACGAAATTGATAAATGGTGTTTACAAAATATTGGAGTATTAATAGATGATTTAGGTTATTGTATGCCAGTAAAACAAAAAGAACAAAAAAGCAAACGTATAGATGGAGCGGTTGTATTTATAATTCTATATGAAGTTTTTAGAAGATATAGAAGTGATTTTTTAAATAATCTGAAGGAGTAAAAAATGAAATACAAAATCAAGTATCAAAAAGGGTTTGATATTTATATTGAAAATATAGAAGCTGAAAGTAAATCGGAAGCGGTTTATTTTTTTTATATGAAAAATAAAAATACTGACATTTTAGAGATGAAGGAGGTGGAATAGTGGGAATAATTGATTTTATAAATAAATTCAAAAAAGAGAAAGAAAATAAAACATATGCTAAGATGTTAAATGGATTTACTCCTATTTTTAGTCAATTTGGAAAAGACATTTATGCGAGTGATGTAGTACAACAGGCAATAAGTTGCATTGTAAATGAAATAAAAAAGACAACACCAGTACATATAAGGATGAAAAACAGTGATCCAATTCCTGTAAATGATGAGATAGCCACTTTGTTGAAACAACCAAATGAAAGAATGACAACGAGTGAGTTTATTGAAAAAATAGCTTGGAATTTATTTTTAAATTATAATAGTTTTATAATTCCGATATATAAAATTGAATACAAAAATGGACAACCAGTAAAGAGATACACTGAATTATATCCAATACAGCCAACTAATGTAACAATGCTACAAGATAACAAAGGAGATCTGTATATAAAGTTCAAGTTTATAACGGGTTATGAAACAACAGTGAAATATAATGATGTAATACATATAAAATACAGATTTTCTATAAATGAATTTATGGGAGGTGACGAAACTGGACAACCAGACCACAAAGCATTGTTAAAAACTTTGGATTTAAACAATACATTATTACAAGGGGTTGCTAAAGCATTAAAATCTTCTTTTTCCATAAATGGAGTAATTAAATACAATACGATGATGGATGACGGGAAAATGGAGAAGGCAATAAAAAATTTAGAGCAAAGATTAAAAAACAATGAAAGTGGATTTCTTCCTCTTGATATAAAAGGAGAATTTATACCATTCCAAAATAAAATACAACTTGTCGATGATAGAACCTTAAAATTTATAGATGAAAAAATATTAAGAAATTTTGGGGTAAGTTTACCAATTTTAACAGGGGATTATACTAAAGAGCAGTATGAAAGTTTTTATCAGAAAACATTGGAGCCACTAATAATATCTATTTCACAAGCCTTCACAAAAACACTATTTACAGCAAGAGAGAAATCCTTTGGAAATGAGATAAAGTTTTATCCGCATGAACTAATATTCTTAAGTACTGGACAGAAAATAGATTTATTTAATCTATTAGTTGATAGTGCAAGCTGTTACAAAAATGAACTAAGAGTGGGATTTGGAATGCAACCATTAGAAGAATTAGTAGGACAATTAGCTATGTCAAGCAACAAAACTAATGCAGAAAATAACAAAACAGATAATAAAAATAACAAAGAAGATAAGAAACAAGAAAAAAACGACGATGATAATGAAAATGATGACGACCAAATGGACGAATCCAAAGAAGAAATGTAGAAAAAGGTCGAAAAATGTCGAAAAGTAATCATTGACATTTTTTGACATTAGCAATATACTTTTTGTATAATTTAACAAAGGAGGTCCATTATGGAAAAAGAAAAAACGGGGTTAAGTACAGCTAGTTTAGTATTAGGAATTATAGGAATTTGTACATCATTTATTCCTATTGTAAACAATGTATCTTTTATTTTAGGAGTTTTAGCAATAATATTTGCGGTTATTTCATTAATAAAAAGAGCTGGAACGGGGAAAGCAGTTGCAGGTTTAGTAATAGCTATAATAGCAATTGTAGTAACAATACAATCTCAAAAAGCTCTATCTGATGGAATAAATACTATAAGTAATAGCATAGATAAAGCAACAGGAGCAAATACTGAAGAAGTACTAAAAAATGATGTAGAAGTAATTTTAGGAAATTTTGAAGCAACTACAGATGAATATGGAATAACAAATACAAAATTAGTTGCTACAGTAAAAAACAAGTTAAACGAATCAAAATCTTTTAACATTCATGTTGAAGCTGTAGATAGTAATGGAAACAGAATTGCAGAAGATTATATTTATGCAAATAATTTAGGTGCAGGACAAACACAACAAATTGAAATATTTAATTTGGTGCAATCTGATAAAGTAGACAGTTTAAAGAAGGCTAATTATAAAATCATAGAAGCTTCAGTATATTAAAATAATTCGAAAAGTCTTGGATTTTCAAGGCTTTTTCTTTTACCCAAAAATATTTTAAAAAAAATTAAAATACCTCTTGACTTTTGGTGACCATTAATATATATTTATGGTAGTCAAAAATAAGGAGGTGAAATTATTGAATGACAAAAAGAAAGGTCGTCCAACAACAAATCCTAAGAAAGACCGAATAGCAGTAAGACTGGATGCAGAAAGCAAGGAAATATTAGATAAATACTGCGAGCAAGAAAATGTAAACAAAATGGAAGCGGCTAGAAGAGGTATAAAGAAGTTGAAAGAAGACCTAAAAAAATAGAATAGTTCGTGTGTTAATTTTGGCGAATTAACGAACTACTCTATGTGAAAGAGTTAAACTCTATCTATGGAATATTATAACATGGATATGAGTCTAATTCAAGTACAAAATTTGAAGGAGGCTTATTTTTTTATGGGATTAATAGAAAGTATAATAACAGGATTATTTATAATTATATTATTAGCATTATATACAATTATAGGATTTATCGGATTAATGTTTATACAACTAATAAGCTATAGAGTATTTAAGTTTAATATTTACAAAAAAATATTTAGAAAGTTTATGGAGGTGTAAACATATGGAATTAAAAGATAGAATCCAAAATTATTATAAAAGTGAAAAAATAAAAGTGGATGATGAATTTGTTAGTGGAGTAATAGCAGATAAAGATAGAGCTAATAAATTGATAAAATTTTTCGAACCAATTGAAACAAAGGCAATGAATTATATTTATGGCAAAGATGAAAACAATAAATATTTTACAGAATATGAGCTTGAAAGTGCATCAAAAGTAAATTTATTTGATAAAAAAGTTGTTAAGCTATGTAAAATAATTTGGGATAACAGAAATAATACTGAAAGATTAGAAAAATTCATAAAACAATTAGAATCAAAACAGAAATTATTATTTAATGAGAATCAAGTGTAAAAAGCTTTTTCTAAAAATTAAAAGGGGATAATTTAATAAAAGAAAGAGGTAATTAATATGAATAATAATATAATGATATTTAAAAATGATAATTTCGGAGAAATAAGAAGTTTAGAAATAAATAACGAACCTTGGTTTGTAGGTAATGAAATTGCAAATATTTTAGGGTATAAAAATGGTAGTAGAGATATTAATAGACATGTTGATAAAGAGGATAGAGCTGTAGTACCGATTCGGTACTACAGGTCAAAATAGAGATACAATAGTAATAAACGAAAGTGGCTTATATAGTTTAATAATGTCAAGCAAGTTACCAAAAGCAAAACTATTTAAAAGATGGGTAACATCAGAGGTATTACCTAGTATAAGAAAAAATGGCTCATATAATTTAGATACAAATGGCTTAATGAAACAACTAGTAGAAAGTCAATCTTCATTAAATTATGTATTAGCAGGTTTTAAAATGCAAATAGACGAAGATTTTAAGGAAACAAATTCAAAATTAAATGAGCATGATGAATTATTAAAGAAAAGGGTATACTTAAGTCCAAAAGAAGCAAAAGATGTACAAGTAGCAGTAAAAAATAAAGCACAACAAATAGCAATAGAATTTAATTTACCATATCATACAGTAAAAGGTAAGTTATTTAAAAGATTGTATACAGCATTAAACGATTATTACGAAGTAGCAACATATAGAGAGCTACCTTCAATAAAATATACAGATATAATAGATACAATAAAAGGTTTAAGTATTTATATAAGAGATATACAAGAAGAAGAGTATCAATTAAGTTTTAATATTAATTAAATAAAACAAAGCGTCAGAATGAATTTTCTGGCGTTTTATTATAAAAATAATATAAAGACATTAGTGAATAAACTAGTGTCTTTTTTGTTAGGAGGAAACAATGAATAAATTTGAAAAGCCAAAAATGAGTGAACTAGTATCACGTTCATTTACAAAATTTGAAATTAGAAAAGATGAAGATGGAAAAATTGGGCACATAACTGGTGTTCCAATAGTTTTTGAACAAGAAACTGACATAGGTGGTTACTTTGGAGAAACGATAGCTCGAGGAGCAATAAGTGAAGACGTTTTAAAAGATGTAGCATTTTTCTACAATCACGATTTAAACACAAAACCGCTTGCAAGGACTCGAACAGGAAAGCTTGCTTTAAAAATTGAAAACGATGGTGTACATATGGATGCCGAAGTAAATTTGGAACGTTCAGATTCTAAAGATTTATACCTTGCAATACAGGATGGAGATATAGATGGAATGAGTTTTATGTTTAGGGTTGAAAGCGAAGAATGGACAGACTTAGAAACAGATTACCCAAAAAGAAGAATAACAAAGATTGGTTATGTTCAAGAAGTATCAGCGGTGAATTATCCCGCATACGAAGGAACTTCTATAAATGCTCGTGCCAATTTATCGCTGGATAGCGATAAGCAAGCATTGGATAATGCTAGAGCAGCAGTAGTGGATACTACCGAAGAATTAGCTTTGGAAAAAGCAAAAAACAAAAATTTATTAAAATTAGGAGGATTTTAAAATGTTAAAATATTTAAAAGAATTATTAGCAAAAAGACAATCAAAATTAAAGGATTTACAAAAAAGAAATGAAGAAAGTACAGATGTGAAAGAAGTTAGAAGTATTGGAAATGAAATTGCAGAAGTAACAGAGGAAATAAGAGGATTACAAGCACAAATAACAGAGCTAGAAGCAAAAGAAAATAATCCAGAGCCAAAAAAAGAAGAAAGAGCAAATGGATTTAATCCAAGTGCTACATATAATGTATTAGCTACTGTTCCACAAAATAATGCAACAAGAAATGAAGAAGAAGATCCAAGATCTACAATGGAATATAGAAAGGCATTTAAAAACTATATTCAAAGCGGAGTTGAAAATAAAGAAATATTACAATATGAAGAAAGAGCAGATGCAGAAGGTACAAGTGCTGATTTAGGCGTATTAATACCAACAACAGTAATACAATCAATAATGCAAGAAGCAGAAAAAATATATGGAAGTCTTTATTCTAAAGTTAAAAAGACAAACTTAAAAGGTGGAGTTAAATATCCAATAGGGTCATTTAAAGCGACATTTAAACGTATAACTGAAAGTACAACATCAGACAGACAAAATGCTGGAGATGTTTCTGGATATGTTGAATTTTCTTATAATATAGGAGAAATTAGACTTGCAAGAACATTATTACAAACTATTTTATCTGTACCAGTATTTGAAACAGAGTTTGCAAAAGTTGTTGCTAAAGCTTATATAGAAGCAATGGACAAAGAAATAATAAATGGAGATGCTTCTAAATATGAATGTGAAGGAATTTTAACAGAAGCAAAGAAAAAAAGTGGTTCAAGAATTAAAAGTGAAAACGTAATAGAATTAACAGCAGATGATATTTCTGACTGGAGCGCCTGGGAAAAGAAATTTTTTGCTCAAATACCATTATCAATGGAAAATGCAATGAGTGAATTTGTATTAGCAAAACAAACATATGTAAGCAATCTTGTAACAATGAAAGATACTACAGGACAACCAATAAAAAAAGCAGGATATGATGTTACTGATAAACAATATAAATTTAATGAATATCCAGTAAATAGAGTTGAAAAAGATATTTTCAAAGATTTTGATTCTTGTGAAAATGGTGAGTTTTTTGGTATGTTTTGGAATCCAGAAGAAGCTTATGCTATAAATTCAAATATGGAATTTACAGTTATTGATTATTTTGACCATGAAACAAATAAGTATATTAAAAAAGCAATAGTAATTAATGATGGTAAAATACTAGATCCAAAATATATCTACTTATTAAAGAAAAAAGTTACTGCTTAAAGGAAGGGAGCATAAAGCTTCCTTCTTAAATTTTAGGAAAGGATGATAAAAGATGTACAAATTAAATATAGAGAAATCATTTATAGACAAACATACAGAAAAAGAGTATATGGTAGGAGATGTAGTTATGTTTGAAAAAGAGCGAGCAGAAGAGCTATTAAAAGATGAGAGAAAGTTAGTATCTATTAATTCTATAATAGATAATGATAGAAAAGTACAAGACGAAAAAGAAGATATAGCAGAAGATGCAAAGGAAACATTAGAAAATGAAGTACAAGATGTAAAAGAAGATACAAAAAAAGATACAAAAAAAGCCAAAAAGAAATAGGTGATACTTTATGTTAGAAAAAATAAAAAATATGTTAGGAATAACAGGCAATTATCAAGATGAGATAATTCAATCTTACATAGATGAAGTAAAACAATTTTTAATTGATGGTGGAGTTAATGAAATTATAGTAAATTCTGAGGAAGCTATTGGCGTTATAGCACGTGGAGTTACAGATTTATGGGGATATGGTGCTGGTAATACAGGACTTTCACCGTATTTTTGGCAAAGAGCGACACAACTAGCGGAAAAGGAGCTATAAATGAGTGAGTATAAGCCGAATTTGGACAATCCGATTCCATTAATTTTATTAATTCCAACAAGTCAAAGTAAATCTGGTGTATTAAAAAAAATATACCCAACGGTACAACAAGCAATATCAAATAAAAATAATATTTTTTTTGGCAGTTTTAAAACGTATGGTGGTACAGAAAAAAATGTAAATGGAGTATATGCAATAGAAGATACAGCAATAGTTGAAACTTGGTATAGACCAGATATAAGAAGTAAATGTCGAATAGCATTAGAAACAGAAGAAGTATATGACATTTTAGGTGAACCAGAAGATATTAACAGAAGACATCAATTTTTAAAATTTAAAGTACGAAGAGTAACAGGTGGTGTTTAATATGTCAAACAAATGTAAATTGGAATTTGAAGGATTTGAAGAGGTTATAGATAAATTAGCAAAAGTAAATGCAAATATAAAAAAAATTGCTGAGAAATCTTTAATAGAAAGTCACAAATTAATAACTAAAAAAGCGGAAGAGGCTGTTCAAAAAGCTAATTTACCTGCAAAAGGAAAATTTTCACAAGGAGATACATTAAATTCTTTATATAAAGATGCAAAAATTGAGTGGGAAGGAACTTTAGCAAGTGTAAAAACTGGATTTAGTATAAGTAAAGGAGGAATAGCCTCTATATTTATGATATATGGAACTCCAAGAAGGATGAAAAATCAAAAAATGTATAATGCATTTTGGGGCAAAAAGACTATTGAAGAAGTTAAAGCAAAGCAAGAAGAAAATTTTTATACTGAGTTGCGAAGATTGGGAGGATAAAATGGAAGATTTATTAGTAGAAACATTAGAAAATTTAAAACTACCAGTAATAAAACAAGGAACATTAGCAGAAGAGGACCAATACCCCGATACATTTATAACATTTTGGAATAATTCTTCAGAGGGAGAAAGCTTTTATGACAATGATGAACATTCGTGTTTATGGGATTTTGATGTAAATGTTTATTCTGTGGATCCAGAAGAAGTAAATTCTGTTTTGATTAAAATAAAAAAAATATTAAGAGAAAATAAGTTTGTAGCTAATGGCAAAGGCTACGACGTAGCAAGTGATGAGCCAACACATACTGGACGTGGAATAAATGTCCAAATGATTGAAGGAGGTATTTAAAATGTTAAAATTTGAAGAGTATAGAGGCGTAAGAAACCTAGTAATAGCTGAATTGACAGAAACTGTAGATGAAGGAGGGACAACAAAAGAAACTTACGGAGAAGTACAACCTTTATCTGGAGTACAAGAAATTTCTGGAGAAGTAAATGAATCTAATGAAACACATTATTATGATGATATGTCTGCAATTGTAGTTGATTCTGAAGGAGATGATACATATACATTAACAGTATCTATTCCTGCAAAAAAAACAAGAGCTTTGATAGAAGGAACAACATATGATGAGCAAACAGGAGCATTAATTGGAAGTAAAAAAGTTAAAAAATATTTTGCACTAGGTTTTATTGCAGATAAAATAAACGGAAGTGAAGAATATAATTGGATTTACAAAGGTAAATTTTCTGGAGGAGGAAAAACACATACAACAAAAAATGATGGAACAGATGCGACAAATATGGAATATACATATACATCTATACATACTGCAACAAAATACATAAAAGGTGGAAATTGTAAGTATTTAAGTGTTGACAATGATGGAAAAGCAAACCTAGATACATTTTTTGATAAAGTAACAACACCAGATGATTTAAAAGCATCTGCTTAATTTTATAAATAAACAATGGGGACAGCGGAATATTACGTTTATAACTAAGCTCTGTCGTAGTTATATTACCCATTTTAATATATGACAGGGGGAAAATAAAAATGAATTTAAAATTAAATATATATAAGAAAAGAGAAATTATTAAAACTTACGAAAGTGACACATATGATCTTTTATTTGGGACTGTTGAAGACTTCTTAGGACTTATAGATTTAGATAAAATAAAAACTGGATCTGATGCAGAAATAATTAAATTAGTAGGACAAGCTTGTATTGGTGGAATGGATACAATTAAATCTTTATTAAAAGATGTTTTTGAAGATTTAACAGATGAAGATTTAAAAAATACAAGAGTTTCTGAAATAGTAAAAGTATTAACACAAATAATTCGTTATAGCATAATGGAGATAACAAAAGGAAAAGACGGAAAAAACTAAAAGAGGGAAGCAATAATAAAGCTTCCCTCTATGACGTTTTATTTGAATTACAACTAAGCATTTCTGATCGTTTTCCAGCACTAACACCACTTGCAATTAGAAGGTATAAGTTTAATGAAGTTTTTACTTTAGTTCGAAGATTAACTAACTACAATGCCAATAAAAAAGAAAATACACACATAGAAAAAGTAGGAAATAAAACAAGATGCTATGTGCCAGTAAAGAACTGCGGGGAGGTGTAGAAATTGCCAAAAGGTGAAGACATAACAACACGATATAAAGTAGATATATCCGATTTAAAAAAAGGAATAACAGAGGCAAATAAAAATATAAAATTAGCAAATGCACAATTTAAAGCAGCATCTGCAGGAATGGATGATTGGCAAAAATCTAGCAATGGTTTAACTGCAAAATTACAACAATTAAAAACTGTATTAACAGAAGAAAATAATAAATTGACTAATTACAAAAAACAATTAGAACAAGTGGAAAAAGCAGAAAATGAAAATGGTAAAAAAGCAGATGAATTAAAAGCAAAATTGGCACAATTAGCCAACCAAGGAGTAGCGAAAACATCTGAAGAATATAAAAAATATGCAAATGCATTAATGAACATAGAGAAAGAGCAGATAGCTAATCAAAATGCAGCAGATAAATTAAGAATTACAATATTTAATCAGCAAGCTACAGTAAATAAAACAGAAAAGGAAATAAGAAATTATAGTGCTGAATTAAATAAATTAGAAAATGAAACAACAGAAGTAAAAAAGGACACAGAAGATTTAAACAAAAAATTTGAAGAAACAAAGAAAAATAGTGATGATGCTGGCAAAGGTTTTACAATTCTGAATGGAACATTAGCTAATTTGTGTGCAGATGGAATAAAAAAAGTAGTATCTGGATTGAAAGATATTGTAACAGAAGCATTTAACGTAGCACAAAGTATGAGTTCAGCTTCTAAAAAATTTACAAACGAAACTGGATTAAGTGAAGAGAGTGTAAAAAAATTTAATGAGCAAATGCTTGATTTGTATAAAAAAAATTATGGTGAAAATTTATCTGACATTGCAGATAAAATGGCATATGTTAAGCAAGTAACAAGAGAAACAGATCCAAGTAAAATAAAAGATTTAGTTGAAAATGCTATGAATTTAGAAGAAGTATTTGGATCTGATTTTAAAGAAACTGTCAGAGGTGTTTCGAATTTAATGAATCACTTTGGAATAGATTCTACAACGGCATTTGATTTATTTGCTAAAGGAAGTCAGCTAGGATTAGATTATACAAGCGAACTAGGAGATAATGTTGCAGAATATGCAGGAAATTTTCAACAAGCTGGATACACAGCTACAGAATATTTTCAATTGTTAGTTAATGGCTCACAGGGTGGAGCATACAACTTAGACAAAGTAAATGATAGTATAAATGAAATAAAAAATAGACTTGGGGATGGAACTATAAAAGAAAACCTAAGTCTATTTAGCTCTGGTACTAAAAAAGCTTTTTCTAATTGGGAGAAGCGGAAAAGGTACAATGAAAGATGTAATTAATTCTATTGTTGGAGATATAAGTAATTGCAAGAATGAGCAAAAAGCATTGACAATGGCTTCAACTGCTTTTGGAACAATGGGAGAAGATGCAAATTTAAAAGTTGTAAAATCTTTAACGACAGCAGGAGATGCCTTTAATAATGTAAAAGGCACAATGGAAGGTATAAAAGACGTACGATATACTGATACTGAAAATTCTATTGAGAGCTTAAAAAGAACGATTATAACATCTATATCAGAGCCGATTGCAAATGAAGTTTTGCCAGCCATGAAAAGTTTATCTACTATAAACTGGAATGAAGTTGGACAGCAAATAGGAAAAGCTATGGGAAAGGGTGTAGATATATTTAAGTGGATTATAGAAAATAAAGACACTGTAATAACTGCAATAGAAGCAATGTTGGCGGCATTCGCATTAGCAAAAATTGTTAAAGTGGTAACAGAACTAGGAAAAATTATACAGGCTGTAAAATCCTGGGAATTAGCAACTAAAGCACAAGCAGCGGCACAATGGCTTTTAAATGTGGCATTAAATGCAAATCCAATAGGAATTATAATAACACTTATTGCGGCACTAGTTGGTGCTTTTGTTGTTTTATGGAATAAATCGGAAGGATTCCGAAATTTTTGGATTGGATTATGGGAAGAAATTAAAAGTAGAGTGCAATTTGCTTGGAATGTAATAACTACATTGTTTAAAGTTGCTTGGGAGACAACAAAAAAAATATGGACAACCGTAGCGGGATGGTTTAACGAGCATATAATACAACCAATTCAGAAATTTAATGAAATGATAATGACATATGTAGTTAACAAAGTAGTTACAACATGGAATAATATTAAGTTAGCATTAGGGACAATTGCAAACTGGTTTAATGAAAATGTGGTGCAACCAATAAAGAAATTTGTGCAACCATGGGTAGATTTTTTTACAAGTGTTTTTAATGTTATTAAGGAACTTGCTGTTGGCTGTTGGAATCTGATTTGTATTGTTTGGTCTAGTGTAGGAGATTGGTTTTTTGAACACGTAATACAGCCAATTAACGAGTTATTTAAGGCTGTTTGGAATTTTATATCCGAACAAGCTATAAATACTTGGAATAGTATAGTTGCAATATGGCAGGCTGTATCTGGATGGTTTAATGAACACGTAATACAGCCAATTAACGAGTTATTTAAGGCTGTTTGGAATTTTATATCCGAACAAGCTATAAATACTTGGA